TATCGTCATCTGACGTTAAGATGGTCCACAGCAAGTCGCTGGCACATTGGAAGGCGAAGACATACAGCCCAAGCCCAGTGTTTGATATGGGAACCGCCGTACACGCAATGGTGCTAGAGGACGGCAAGGGTATCATCCGTGGGCCAGAAACCCGCCGGGGTAAGGCTTGGACGGAAGCACATGAAGAGGCACAGGCAAACGATCAGACCTTGCTGACCGCTGGCGACTATGACCTTGCGCGGAATATTGCCGATAGCGTGCTGTTTCATCCAGCGGGTCAACGCATGGCTGGGCCGACAACGGTCAACGAGGCCAGCTTCTTTGCCACTGACCCTGAGACTGGGCTGAAAATCAAGTGCCGCCCAGATAGCTATTGGGATGCCAAAGGTGTCCTATACGATCTCAAGACGTGTCAGGATGCTTCACCCAGAGGCGTGGCGAAGGACATGATTTCGTACAACTACGCGATACAGCAAGCCTTTTACATGCACTGCATTGAACAGGCTGGATATGAGGCGTCACAATTTGTATTTGTTCACGTTGAGAAATCAGGCGCGTTTGCAGTCTCGACAAATATAATACATGAGGAATATCTTGACTGGGCCAAGGGCGAAATGCACATGACCCTGCGTAAGATTGCTAAAGCCAACGAGGCCCAGAAGTGGGACACTGGTTGGTCAGATCAAACTAATGTGATTGATCTGCCACGATGGCTGCGTTTAGATGCAGTCGAACTTTAATAGCTTGGAGAAAAACAGATGGCTAAAACAGACTTTAAACCCGTAATGATCCGCAATGTGGAGTTTAAATACCCCCGGCTGAATGCCTGCTATCGTTACATTACAGCGGAAAAGAAGAGCGAGGAGTGCGCACCAACGGCAGCGGGAGCAGCCTACTCAATCGCTTGGGAGATGACCGCCGCAGAGGCAAAGACGCTGAATGATGAGTTGAAAGCGCATTACGAAACATGCAATCGCAAGGAAGAGTTTAGCCAAGTATTTGGCATGAAAAAGCTGGAAAATGGCAATTATGAAGTCAAGGCGAAGCGCAATGGTGTGAACAGCCAAGGTGTGCAGAATGAAAGACCTCGCGTCATTGACGGCATGAAGCAACCGCTGGCAGATTTGGCTTTCTGGGGTGGCTCTAAGGGTAGCATCAAGGTCACTGCGTATCCCGTGACAAACCCACAAAACAAGGGCGGCATCTCGCTGCTGATCGACACCGTGCAGGTCACTCACGCCGTGTATGGTGGCGGTGGTCTCGATGACTTTGATGAAGTGCCAACTACAATGGCGGGCGGCGTTGACGCATCGTTAGATGACTTCGGACCGACCACTGCGCAGCAGGAGGCACCAGCGCCAGCTGAGATAGAGGACGAAATTCCCTTTTAAGCAAAAGAAAACCCCCGGCAGTTGGGACGCTGCCGGGGGTTAAAGTGAAAGCGAACCCACGATTGGATGGAGAAAGGTCCGAACATGCACAGACTAACAAAGACAAGCAACGTTGGCAAGAAAGAGCTGCTGCTCGCAGCCGGCGCGCGCGACACTCGCATTAATCAAACCGGGTCACAATATGACGGCATTACAATCGGTAAAATAGCTAAGCTCGTCAGCGAGCCGCAGGCGACTGAAAAGGCCGACGCGCTGTTCTTCATTCCGTCAACTTATCGCGAACATGATGGCAGAAATCACGCGACACAGCGCGAGCATGGCGAGTATTGGATGCTGGCCATTGACGTTGACGAGGGAGACCCATCGCTCACCGAGGTCAAATCAGCCGTTGAGCGTGTCACAGGCAACGCATCCTCACTGATCTATTCTTCGTCCGGGGCCAGCGAAGATAATCGCAAGTGGCGCGTGCTTATACCGCTGTCAGAGCCGATCAGCGGTGAGGATTACGTTGACGCACAGCTCGCATTGTTTGATCTAATGCAGGCCGAGGGGATAGCGTGTGACGCTGCACTTTCACGCACTGGTCAGCCGATTTACCTTCCTAACGTGCCGCCAGCTCGACGTGATAACTTCGGACAGCCAGAGTTTTATCACGGGCTGCGCAATCGCGGTGAGGGTTTGCTTATACCAGCCGAAAGCAAAATCTGGGCAAACCTAGAGTTTCGCCGGAAGAATGAAGCCATCGCAGCGGAACGTGCCGCCGCCGAGCGCCAGCTGCGCGCACAGCAGCGTGAAGAAAAGCGAAAAGATTTCGATGACGTTGATCCAGTTGCTGAGTTCAACCGTAACCATACAATAGCCGACATGATGCTGCGCCATGGTTACGAGAAGCTGGGCAAGTCAGACAGCTACCGCTCCCCAATGCAGACATCTGGCTCGCACGCCACCAAAGATTTCGGCACACACTGGGTCAGCCTGTCAGGCTCAGACCGGGCGGCTGGCATTGGCCAGACCAGCGCAGAGTTTTGCTGGGGTGATGCCTTCGACCTTTACTGCTACTTTGAGCATGACAACGACATGCGAGCCGCCGTGCGCGCTTACGCCGCCGAACTGCGGCCTACTCCGACAGAAGTGCGCGAATCAATCGTGCAGCAGGCAAGCGATCCATATGCTGACTTTGATGCGATACCAGATACAGAGCCAGAGAAACCCAAAGCCACAATTATCATCCCAAACGCCGAACAGAAGCCGATCTTCTGGCTGAAAGACGCCGAGCCAGTGTTGACATCATCGTATCTTGTCAAGGGCTGGCTGGGCCGAGGCCAGATGTCAGTGGTCTATGGGCCATCAAACGTCGGCAAATCATTCTTCTGCCTTGATATGGCGCTCTGCATATCAGCCAGCGTTGAGTGGCAGGGCAGCAAGGTCAAAGGTGGACCAGTGTTGTATCTGGCCACTGAGGGGGGCAACGCATTCCAGTCGCGCTGTGTGGCGCTGCGCAAACATTATGGCATATTTGACGCTCCGCTGGCTGTCAGACCATCACCCGTTGACCTACTGCGACCAGAGGCAGACCTAGCCAGCTTGATAGAGCTGTGCAAACAGATTGAGGCTGATATGGGTGAGCCGCTGGCAATGATTGTGATCGACACGCTGTCGCGTGCAATGGCTGGCGGCGACGAGAACGGGCCGACAGACATGACATCATTCATAGCCAACGCAGATGCCCTGCGCGATGTCACGGGCGCACATATCATGATTGTGCATCACAGCGGCAAAGATACAGCCAAAGGTGCGCGTGGACATAGCTCACTCAGAGCCGCCACTGACACCGAAATCGAGCTGGAAGTGGACGGTAAGATGCGCACAGCCAACGCAACCAAACAGCGTGATCTGGAGCCACAGGAGCCGTTTGTGTTCACACTGAAGGTGCATGAGCTGGGCAAGGATGAAGACGGCGATGCGGTTACAACTTGTACTATTGAGCAGGCCGATCCAGAAGATGTGGCCGACATGCAGCAGAAGCGGCCAAGCGGCGCAAACCAAAAGATCATCGTGTCAGCCTTCAAGCAACTGCGCGGCGAAGGTGTAGGGTTTGCAAATCCAACCGGGGCGGGCTGGCCAGAAAGCGGTCAGTTTTGGTGCATAAGTGAGAACGATTTAAGAAAGTTTGCCAGCGGTAAAATGACTTCAACCAATGCGTCCAGCGCATATGCAACCGCCATGAAAGCGCTGCTCGGTAGCGGCTACATGGTCCAAAATGAGGGTTTTGTGTGGGTCAGTGCTAAGGAGGGGAGGGTGGTTTGATGGGCAGTTTGCTACATATTTGCTTTTGTAATGTTATCAGTATGTTGTTGGTTGAAATATGTAGAATATGTAGAATATGTAGGCAAATCTGTATATTTGGACCAAAACTACATAATATACAGATTGCCTATAGGGCATCTGTATATGTAGGTCGGAGGTTTTCATAATGGCTAAAAAAGCAAAAGCCAAGCCGGATAAGGCTAAAGCGGCGATGGCCAATCGTGGCACGTTTGAGAGCAAGCATACGAACTATGGCAAGCCAATCCACTACAAGGTAGCAGCAGCGGTTGAGCCGTTTAGCTTCGCGTCAGCAGCGGCAGCTAAGGTGTGGGGAGATACGCTGGTTGATTGCGTGCCGCCGGCATACGCGCTGCGTTACCGTGAGCTGAGAGGCCAGCTGGAAGCCGCAATGGTCGCAGAAGACTACACGCTGTGTGTCGAGCTGGCTACAAGCCTGATTAAAGCGCTCAAGGTGATGAACGTGAAGGCAAGGCAGGATGGACATGAGCCGCCAAAGGTTGACGGGCATATAGCCGAGTTTAAGGGGAAGACATACTGCTTCCTCGCCAGCGGTGATCTGGCGGCTGTCAGGCGCAAGTATCCAACGTGGGCCGTGTATCATATCAGCGAGGTCTGCGCCGTCATGAGCGTGCGCACAGATGAGATGATGGCAGCTGTGACGAAAGAGTTTGCCGGGGCGAAGGTTGTAGAAGTCCGGGTGTTTGATGATGAGATTAACTTTGAACCAACAGGAGAGTGAGATGACGAAGAATGTACGCACGACGGTGCTGGAGGAAGCCATCGGGCTGATTAACGGGCCAAGGCAAGCTCACTATGGGACGCCGCAGGAGAACTTCGGTGCAACGTCGCATATGTGGTCAGCCTATCTGGGCATCAAGGTATCGCCCGGCGACGTGTGCCGGCTCATGTGCCTGCTGAAGCTGGCTAGGCTGCGCAATGGGCCGCATCACGATAGCAGCTGCGATGGCGCTGCATACTTGGCGCTGGGCTGTGAGCTGGATGAGGGTATGCTTGACGTGCCGACTGAGCAGCCTTAACGTAATCAGCAGGCGGCGCATCCTCCCGCGCTGTCCAACTTGCCCTCGACGGTTTTTGCATCCAGTTTGTCCGTCGGGGGCATTTTTGTGAAAGGTGGGAGAATGTCCTATCGAATTAAGTTGACCTTAGACATAGCGTGCGAGGACAATCAGGCGGCTGAGGATGAGATTGATTGGCTGGCCGATTACGTTAGCGACAGGTTAAATGAAGGCGCAGACATGCAGCGGATCGTGCAAGCAATGGTGGAGGCTCTGGTTGAGCTATCTGACATTAATGAGCTGATGGGCGCAGAAGGCAACACAATACACTGAGCGAGGCTGTGCGTGCGCGTGAGGGGTGAAGCTCCCCGCGACACTGGTTGGCATCGACGCGCCGGGTGCGCTCGCTTAATTGAACAAGCGTTCAATTACAAGCCAGAATGTGGCAACAATGTGGCGAAATGAGGTGCAATGATACCTCACAAAAGTCAACGCACTGTAATCATTGCATATTAAATTTAACATAATGCGGATTATGCGTCTTAGCTGGCGGAATGAGGCAAAACACCCCCCCGGTCAGGATTTCGACGGGGGAGTGTGTGTGTAGTTTCCCGCACACACGCTTGCCCCCCCGGCCCCCTCTTGCCAACCGGCGCTCACTCAGAGTAAAATTTAAAAAAAACGGGAGTTACCACGATGGCTGGGAAGGCTTTACGCAAGCGCATTTTGGCTGAGGTCGCCAAGAACGGCGGCGCTGAGTATATATTTGATCGCCTATCGTCTGGCACTACGCTGACGGCGATGGCCAAGGAGTTTGAGTGCAGTCGAGAATATTTGCGCAACAGCTTGCATACTGTGCCGGAGTACAAGACGGCGCTGGAGAATGCCAAGTTGACGGCAGCTGACGCGTTGGTTGAGCAGGGCTTGGAGATGGTTGACGCGTTAGATGGCGGCAGCTCCACGCAGGAGATTGCTGCAACGCGTGAGAAGGTGCAGTGGCGCAAGTTTATGGCTGGCTCGTATAATCAGGAGCGTTACGGCAATCGGCCTCAGACCAATGTTACGATTAGCGTGAGCGACATGCACTTGGACGCGCTGCGCAAGGTTAATGCTGACTTGGCTCAGATTGACGCTGAGGACCGCCAGCGTGAGGCGATGGCTATTGACGCGGATTACGAGGATGTCACAGATGAGTGAAGCTAACCCGTTAGAAGAGTTTGTGCTGCGTTACCGCGATGACCCTGCGTTGTTTGTGCAGGAGGTGCTGGGCGCTACTCCGCACGATTATCAGGCTGAGTTTCTGCGGGCTGTTGCGGACGGTGAGCGCAAGGTGAGCATTCGCAGTGGCCACGGCACGGGCAAGTCCACGTCGGCTAGTTGGATTATGCTTTGGTTTGTTTTGCTGCGTTTTCCGAATAAGGTTGTCGTTACAGCGCCGACCAGTGGTCAGCTGTTTGATGCTTTGTTTGCCGAGCTGAAGCGCTGGATTAATGAGCTGCCGCCGCAGTTGAAGGTTTTGCTTACGGTTAAGTCTGATCGGGTTGAGTTGAACGCGGCTCCAAGCGAGGCTTTTATTTCGGCTAGGACGAGCCGTGCGGAGACGCCGGAAGCGTTGGCTGGGGTTCACTCGGAGAATGTGCTGTTGGTTGTGGACGAGGCTTCTGGTGTGCCTGAGAAGGTGTTTGAGGCTGCTGCTGGCTCGATGTCCGGCCACGCCGCGACTACGATTTTGCTGAGCAACCCGACGCGTTCATCTGGCACGTTTTACGAGAGCCAGACGCGGATGGCCGACAGCTGGTGGACACGGCGTTGGTCGTGCATAGATAGCCCGCTTGTGTCTGACGAGTTTGTTGACGAGATGCGCGCAAGGTATGGCGAGGAAAGCAATGCCTTTAGAATCAGGGTGTTGGGCGAGTTTCCGATGGCGGATGACGACACGATTATTCCGTTTCATTTGGTTGAGAGTGCGATACATCGTGACATTGAAACAACACCTGACGTTAAGCCAATTTGGGGTTTAGACGTTGCGCGCTTTGGCACGGACAAGACGGCTTTGTGCAAGCGTTATGGCAATGTTGTGACTGAGATTACCAGCTGGCAGGGCTTGGATTTGATGCAGACAGTTGGCCGCGTTATGGCCGAATACGAAGGCTTGCCGCCTTCTATGCGGCCTAGCGAGATACTAGTTGATAGTATCGGCGTTGGCGGCGGTGTGGTTGACAGGCTGCGCGAGCTTGGCGCGCCAGTCAGAGGGATTAATGTTGGCGAGGCTCCGGCCATGGGCAAGACCCACATGAACCTGCGCAGCGAATTGTGGTTCAAAACAAAAGGTTGGCTTGAGGATCGATCATGCAAGCTGCCGAAGGACGACCAGCTGCTCGCGGAGCTGACTGCGATACGTTACTCGTTTACATCGTCAGGTAAAATGAAGGCTGAGAGTAAGGATGAGATGCGCAAGCGTGGGTTGAAATCGCCTGACCTTGCGGATGCGCTCTGCCTGACAATGGCCAGCGATGCTGCAACTGCATTGTCTGGTGCGATGTCGAGTTGGAAGCAAACTATTAAACGCAATTTGAAAGGTATTGCATGAAGCCAGTTCCGTTCCACAAGCTGTCACCTAAGATGAAAAATATCCGCATAAACCAGTGGATTAAAACTTACATTGGGAAGGGTTTGAGTTTGGAGGAAGCGCAATTTGCGGCTCGCTGGCGCGCTGGCCATTGGAAGCTGAGTGCGCGCATGGAAAAGATCATGGATGACTTGGGCGAATTGTGATATGCGGCTTGGATAGCCATTTAAAAATAAATGTGCTAATGTGCAGAAAAGCTAGAGGATGATGACATGAAACCATGTAAAGGTTGCCCCACCCCCGCAGCATGTAAGCGTGCTGGAACTTGTCTTGCGAAAAAATACGGGAAGTAAGTTTTGGTTGGATTGCTAAGTCCATCTGACTACGCTGGCTATGCTGACGAGGGTCGCAGGCTTGCCGTTGACGTGCCGAATGTCACGCCGATGGACGCGGCTCGCTTTATAGCTGAGGCCACGCCGATCATTGGTGACGCGATGGCTGCCAAAG